CGCTAGGACACATTTATTTGCATCGTCTGCAAATTGTTCGTCTAGGTATAATTTTTTTAAGTCAGTAACTAAGTGAGTTACTGAGATATCCCCGCTTGTTATTTGAAGCGCTTTTCTACTCATTATTTGCTCTATGCTTTTACGGTCGTTGTCTTTTAAAGGCGTTTCGTGTCCTTGCATCCCTCCTTTTTTGGAAGACAAAAACTTCTGACTCATTCGCAAATTAGTATTCTTTGACTTAAGATTCTCTTCTATGTTTTCTAAAACTTTGCCTATCCCTTTAACTCTGGAAGGGCTTGTTATAATAGTGTCGGATCTTAGGCCATTAGCTAGATCGTAAAAAGGAATTACGTCTCCTATCCTAATATCTTGTGAGATGTTATCTAATTTGTATTTTATTTTTCTGTCGTTAAAAGCCTCAATATCCTCTTTCGTAGCTATAAACTTATTTAGTTTATTTACTTTGTTGAGGTCTAAATCCGTGGGTATTAGATTGTAAAGTGCTACGGGTAACTCTTGCCCGACCGCTTTCTTCTGATAACAATAATCAAAGCCGCAAGCCGACATAAACCACATTTGCTGATAGAAAAAGTCTTCGCGGGATTGGAAGTAGTTTGGTTGATTAAGTAGCTTAATATACGGGCTATTTTCAATAACCTTGCCCGCTTTATCGTAGTGCTTAATTTCCATTTGAGAATATACCTGACTGCGTAAAGATATTATAGCCATTAAAACGGGGTGCTCTAAGGACAGCTCTAAAAACTTCTCATTGTTTTGGAAGCCCCCGACGCCTAAAAACTCATAGGCAAACTCGCCTAAGCGGTTTCGCTCTACTCTAAAACGGTTTCCTCCGAATAAATTTGATATAAAACTCATAGGCTCGACGTCGTCTCGACGTTAATTAAAAAGCAAATATAGTAAAATTAAACGATACCAAGATAAAATTGCAAAAAAGTTTTTACATAGCGGTCCGCATCTAGTAAATGATCTTCTTTTTTTACTGGCCTATCTAGGTTTGTATTATTAATTATTTCCCATTCGTAATTATCGTATTCATATTCTAGGTCTGTAGACTCTTCGGTATAGTGGTTTTTAACCGATTGTAGAAAAGTTATTCCCTGATTAACGCTTCCTGGCCCTTTTATGGCTGGGACTACTGTAAGCCCTGCGGCGTTAAGCTCTGCAATCCTTACTGGGTCGGCGCTGTCCGCTACAATTATATCTTTACTTGTAAGCCCCAAAGATTTTAAAACGTCGGCTAATCCGCTTGTCATTTGCGAAATAGGTAAGTACATCCTCTGTTTTGTAAAGAAGTTTTTATCACAATACTTAACCTCAACTAAGGCCGAAGGGTTTGCACTTCCAAAGTCAAGCCCATAGTAACTACTGTATGTTAGTTGCTGGAATTGGCTGTCTGTCATTGGGAGCCAACCGCTGTAAATTTTATTCGGCTTTTCGCTCTTTTCGCCTTTCCCGTAAACAAGCCAATGATACGCGCTTGCACTTCCCGTACGATCGTTGTATAGAGCCCGTTTAAGCTCATTAATTTCTTTTTTGCTAAGGTCGCTTAGGTTTTCATCAATATCGTAGCTTAGGGCTTGCGCTGCGGTTATCTTGCCAATCAGTACCGATTCAATTAGGTTAATAGGTTGGTAAGATTGTATTTGTATCTTACTTGCCTCAGGGCAAAAAGGATTATCTAAGAAAGTAGATTTTAAAACTTTGGTGTTATCTTTCTTTTTCTCGTCTGTTACCCAATGCCTTTGCTTAGGGTTCCAATCAAATAGTATAAACCGAGAAGTTCTTTGCGCTAATTGCTTATATACTTCATGCGAGAACTTATAAGGCTCGTTTATCCAGCAGATATCCTGACTCATACCCATAGCATCGTCTTCATCATCTAGGCCAGTAAACCTAATAAAAGATTTATTGTGGTTAAAAGTCCATGTATGGTTTGTTCGATTACGTGTAAAGTACTTCAACAGATTTTCATCTTTGATAAAGCTATCAAACTGGCCGATATTGATAAGTTCGTCCTCTAGTTGCTTTTTGCGGCCCATTGGATCGCTTAACCATTTTATAAAATCAATCTCAACTATCTCCCTACAACTTTTTTGCGTATCTCTTAGGATTGTGCAAGTTGTTAACGGGCTTTCGTATAAAAGTAAAAAGATTACTTGAAAATTGCTCCAGGTCTTGCTGGATCGGCTGCTGCCCTCTTCGACGATTAGCTTGTATATTCCGCTCTTAGCTGCCGCCCATATCGAATGAAATACTTTTGTGGCTTTAAAATTAATTACCATTAAATTTGTATATTAAAAAGCGATAAACTTTAAATACTTTTTAGTCCTCTTCCTTTGTTGTTATAATTTCGACTTGGATAGTTGCTGGTGTACTTTGTAGCTTATCGCCTTTTGAAGTAAGGTCGTTTTTGATTGGTGCATAATCTCCATCCATTTTGTTGAGTTCAGCAATAGCCGCCTTTCGTTCGTTATAATCGGGCACGACGTTAATCTCAAAAGTAGTTCCCAAAGGGCCTGGAATTTCTTTAAGTAGTTTAATATCGGCGCGGGCTATTTGCGTTAGTATCTCCATGCGCTCAAGTTTGTTCATTATCCTATCACGTGATCCATCCAGTTCCATTTCGATTAATTGCTTTTCTTTTGCTAAGGCAATTTTCTTCATGGTTTGGGCCTGCCTGGCTTCCTGCACAAGGTTTTGAGTGCCTGCGAAGCGCTCCTTTGCAACTTTGTAGTACTTGTCAAAAGTTCGATCCGCGGTTCCATACTGATCCTGAATGATCGTGAGTATATCCCCGCGTTTTGTGCTAAAATCCATCTCGGAAAGAATAGCGTTTATCAATATTTCTTGTCTCGCGTTATAATTCATTTGACAAATATATAATTTAATTCAATACCAAAACAAAAAAAGTAAAAATAAATATAAATAATTTCAACGAAACAAAAATAAACAACGTGTAAATTTCTTGTTTACACCTCAACCCGCGCTACCACTGGGCTAAGGCGGTAAATAAACAAATAAACAATAAAAACGCCAAAACTCTTAGGAGGCTATATTATACTATTATACTATTATACTATAGCTACTATATTATATTAATTATTATTATTAATTATTAGTTAAGTATTGTTTACTTTGTATATTAGCCCCCTAGCCCCCCCCGTTACTGACTTGGTGCGTAAACGATGTTTTGTTGCTTTTTGTTGCTCGTTGTTGCTCAGAGATATTAAACTTCCTAGCGCTGGCGGGGCTTTGCGACAGATTAGTATAAAAACAAAAAAAGCGCCCCATATTTGAGGCGCTCACGATCTAAGTTTATAATTTATTAGGTTTTATAAAACAAAAAAGCTCAAAACGTAATTTAATCGCTTTGAGCTTTTGGCTATTTCTTTGTTTACTTTGTTTACTTAGTAGCTTAATAGCCTAATAGCGGGGGCTAAGGGAGGAACAGAGAAACTTTTTATTGTTTACGTAATTTTTTCGAGGGCTCTAATTATTTGATCGTCGTCATGTAGGAATTTACTCCTTGTGTAAATTAACCAATCATAAAATTTTGTTCGCTTGTCGTCCTGTGGACTTAATTGCTGCACTAGCTGCGCGGCTAATTTCTCTTTTTTGCCTATTAACTTTGTCATTTTGTAAGAATTTAGGGTATTATTTTAGTAGTTATTTGTATTTTAGTAGTTATTTGTATTTTTCTTCCTGTTCGGCCGCCTCTCGGCGCGTCATTTTTGTCTAGGTATTCAAGTTTTAAGAGCTCCAGGGCCTCAATTAGCTCGCATCTCTTATCTATTAGGCTGCTATATTTCCAGGTGCCGCCCTGGCTATATACGGGCCTGACTACAGTTTGTCCCTCGGCTATTAGTCTAATCCATTGCAGAACTATTGTCCCTTTTCTTAATTGCTTACTTGCTACTAACTTATCAATTCTCTTAGTTAACGCGCTGCTTTTAGTTGTTTTCATAGCTTTAGTTTTTAAATATTAATTTTTTACCCGCCGAGGTTTTTATTGAGAGAATATGATCTGTTAAAATTGCGCCGCCTCCTAGGCTTTGCGAATTATGGATTAATAAAGGGTAAAAGAGATTATAAGCTCCTTTAGATAATCCGATACGCCCCATTATGTCACATGTATCATTCCAGCTCTCGCCCGTTTCTAAATTTCCGTAATCTAAAACTATGCGGGTCCTATCAATTAACAATTCAACAATCTTATTTGCGCAGCGTATGGGCGTTCCTTTAGTAAAAACTATTTTTTTGCCGTCTGATTGTACTATGAAGTTACTTTGTAAAATTTCGTTTTCTGTTTTCATGGTGTTGGTTTTTAATAGTTAATATTTAAGGCCTTGCCGCCGTATAAAAAGAAAGAGATTTTGTTGAAAATAGTTTTTAGAGTTTTCATATTATTGATTTTTGTTTGTTTCTATGATGTAAAGATAATCAAGATATATATAAAACGTATTACATTAGATGTTAAATTATTGTTAAATTAATTAACTGTAAAAGCCCCGCATAAAGCGAGGCCTGAACAACAAAAAAGCAAATTTTTATAAAAGTGATTTCATTACTCTGTGCATCGATTTGAGATTAATTTTATGACAACCTATAGTTAAGGTACCGTTTATAGATGTAACTGTGTACTTGTCAATTTGAAACCCTCTTATATCTTTACCCGCTAAGATCAAAGAATACAATATTTTAGCGCCCTCAACACCTACACTAACCTGCTGAGATGTTTCAATAAAAAAGCCGTTTTTTGATAGTCTTACATAGTCTTCATAGCCCCTCCATATTCGGTTAATTTCATACTTGTAA